CCCGGCCGGCGGTCAGCGGCTTCTGGGGCTTCGCCGCGGCGCCCCCTCGCTTAGTGACCNCCGCGCTCAAGCCAAGCCTTTGCGCCGACCACGACGAAGCCCGCGAGGCCCGTCACGATCAGTCCGACGAGGGTCAGTAGGCCCTTGGACTTGACCTCCTTCACGGCGATGCGCCAGGTCCGGAGGTGCTCCATGTCCTTCCGGAACTCGGGGTCCATGACCAGCTTGCCGACCTCCCGGAGGACCATGAAGTCCTTCTGGGCGGCGATGGGATCGGAGACGTCGATGCCCAAGCTGAGGAGGGTCTCGCGAACCGCCTCCTTGGCCGCCTGCTCGGCGATGTCCCGCAGCTCTGCGGTGGAGTTGTCGGACATAGTTCAAGCCCCCTTGAAATATGGCCCACGCCCTATTTGCGTCGGCCCGCTGACACGTCGTCGTAGAACTGGAGGAGCTGACGCCCGCAGTCCGTCTTGTCGAGCTCCGACTTGCGGAGCTTCCCGATGACCTCGGCGGTCCGCGCCGAGGTCCACTCGCCGGCCGGGAGGCCGGTGACCTGCTGGAAGCAGACCCGCAGGTGCGTCGGCACAGACGGGAGCGGCTCCTGGTGGAAGGCCGGGATGCTATTTGATGTGGCGCAGCCGGTCAACAACGTCAGCAGGCAGGCACACCCGATTAGCGTTCGCGGAAGTCCGCGCTGCAGCGATAGCATCTTCCATCTCCTTCTGTCGATCGGCGGCGGCCTGTTCAGCCCGCTGCGCCCTCTGCTCCGCGGCCTGGATGGCCACCTGGTCCGCCTGCTTAACGCGGTCGCTCTCAGCCTGGGAGGCCTGTCGGACCTCCGCCTGGCAGAGCGCCCGGCCCTTCTCCTGGTTCCAGTGGGCGAAGTAGAGCACGGCGACGCCGATGGCGAGGCCGTACCAAACCTGCCTCGGGACCAGGGCGATCAGGCCGACGCCGCTGGTCCGAAGCCAAGCCCACACTATGCTCCACGCGATGGTCATGATGCGGTCTTGCCCGTGTTGTGGTCCTCGACGCGCGCCTTGAGGGCGAGGTAGGCGAAGACGCCGACCGCCACGAGGCCCGCACCCAGGATCAGGGTGGAGTTGTGCGCCACGAAGGACGCGAGGTCGATGCCCAGGCCGGACACCGTGTCCTTGAGGGTGTCGTAGATGCCCTTGGCCTGCGTCGCCTTGTCGGCCACGCTCTGCACCTGGTCGAGAAGGCCCGCCTGGTCGGCTCCGTTCGTGGCCGCCACGGCGCCGACCGTGCCGACCACGGTCTTCACCGCGGTCTGCGTGTAGGACGCGATCCGGCTCGTCTTGGCGACCTCGGAGGCCGAAGCCTCAGTCCTTTCGGCACTGAGCGGCCGAGGCTTCGAGCGCTCGATCTGAGCAAGGGTCTTCGCGTCGACCACGCCGTCCGACGTCGGCTCGATCCCGTTGTCCGACTTCCAGGCGTTCACCGCATCGCGGGTCAGATTGCCGTAGTCGCTGTCGGCCTTGCCGAGCGTGTAGCCCTTGGAGATGAGGACCTCCTGCAGGGCCTTGACCCGCGGGCCGCTCGAGCCGACGCGCAGGTTGCCGTCGTCGCTCTCGACGGGCGGCGCCTTCGCGTTGCCCAGGCGCTTGACCCACTTGGCGTAGGCCGCGGCGAGGCGGGTGTCGTACTTGTTCTTCTTGTAGCCCGAGCCGTTGTAGCGCAGGGCGAAAAGGGCCCAGTTCTCGCCGCGGAGGGCCGCGTCGAGGTTCCGGTGCTTGATGAGGTGGCACATGCCGACGAGCTGCGCCTTCTCGCTGTCGCAGAAGTCGGTGACCATGGACTGGACGGTCGAGTAGCCCGCCTCGTCGAACTCGTTGCCCATCACCTGCCCGAGGCCCCAGGAGCAGGACTTGAGGGCCGCGGTCTCGTCGACGGCGATCATCTCCTCCAGCAGGGCGTAGCACCCGTCGGAGCTGCGGGGGTAGGGCTTGGTGCCCCACTTGGGGTAGGCGAGGCCGAGCTTCACGGCCTTCTCGCGGAGCGGCGTGGAGTTGTAGACGATCTTGCCGTTCTTCCCGCGCACCTGATTGCTCAGCTCGCGGTAGAAGACGTGGCGCTCGGGCAGGATGTCGGGGCGGCCCTTGGTGTCGAAGCCGGACCCATCGGTCTCGACCTCGAAGACGGCACGGAGGTGCGCCTCAGTCACGCCGATGGAGGCCGCGGCGGCAGCAACGTCGCCGGGCGTCAGCTTGCGGGCGTTACCCGTGAAGTCGATGGCCATTCTTGCTCTCCTGGTGCAGATTATGGAGAACAAAATGGTCCGCACGATCGCTCGCGCGGACCCTCGTGACCCGTTGCTGACTTGTCGCGGTCAGGCGACGCGCGCGCCCCAGAAGTAGTTCTCATCGGCCAGCACGCGGCCGTTGTTGGTGGTGAAGAAAATCTTGCCCCGCACCGTGTCGCCGGCTGCAAGCTTGAGCAGCGCCCCGGTCCGAGTGGCCGTCTCGCCGGAGACGAAGGTGGCGTCTCCCGTCGTGCCGATCGTGTCGGACGTCGGAGTGGCATTGTTGATCGAGAGGCCGATGGACATCTTGGTGGGCGCAGAGCCCGCCTCGTAGGTGACCCCCAGGCCGAAGACGTAGTAGCCCGGAGTGGGCGCCGTGAAGATGCCCACGTTCGAGACCGAGGCAAAGGCCGACTGGTCATTGTGGCGGGTATTATTGGCGAACAGGCTCTGCCAGGCTCCAGCCGTGTAGTCTTGGCCGAAGTTGCAGTAGGCCGAGAACTTGGCCCCCGCCGGCAGGTTGACGGACCCGTCGTCCTTATCGATGACCATGGCCGGGTAGTAGGTCGACCCGTTCGGCGACACCTTGAAGGTGAAGTCGTCGTCGCCCAAGAGGCCGACCAGGGCCCGAGCCGAGTAGCCCGACTGGAACGTCAGGGCCACGTCATCGCCACTCGCCACCTTGTTGAAGGTGAAGCGGCAGTCGTCCGTCTGCGCGTCGAACAGGAAGGACGTGCCCTTGGCTGATACTCGGTTGTTGGTATCGCCCGTCGTGCCGACATTCAGGTACCCGCCAGGCTCGATGGTGACATTGCTGACAGCCGAGGCAGAGCCCGTAGGCGTCGTCTGGAACACAATTCGAACGCCGTTTGCCGTGTCCGTCCAGTTCTCAGAGGCCTCGAAGGCAATCTGCGCCTTCGAAGCTGCCGTATATCCAGTGGTGCCATATCCAAAGGCCGAGAACTGGCCGATGCGGGTAGTTGCCAACATCCCTGAGGGCGCCGAAGCCGTACCTCCGCTGGCTCGGAAGATGAAGTTGCCATTGCTCCCAAAAGTATCGAACACCAATCGCGCCTGCTGGCCGTCCTCGCCGGACACGCGGAGGACGGTATTCGTCGGATTGGTCGGCAGGGCTCCTGCGTTCTTGGAGACCTCGACGGGCCCAAACAGATGCCCCGTGTCCTTGTCGATGGTGAGAGCCGTGAAGAAGGTCGACCCGTCCGGCGACACCTTGAAGGTGAAGTCGTCGTCGCCCAAGAGGCCGAACAGCGCGCGGGTCGAGAAGGCATCCTGGAACGTGAAGCCAGCGTCCTTGCCCGCGGCGCTCTTGTTGAGCGTGACGCGCAGGTCGCCCGTGCCGGGCGTCACGTCATCGTGGGAGAACAGGACCGCGTCCGACTTGACCGCCAGGCGGTTGGTCGTGGAGGAGGCAGTGTTGACGCCCAGCTCGAGGATGGAGCCGTCCTCGAGGGAGCTGGAGCCGACCAGTCCGGAGGCGGCGCCGAAGTCCACCCAGGCACTCGTGACCCAGACGAACAGAGACCCGCTGTCCTCGACCCAGCAAATCCAGCCGTCCTTGGGGACGAGGAAGGTCCACGCGCCGTCCAGTCGGACGGCGATGTTCAGGTCCTTGTCGTCCCAGGCCCCGGTCGCTCCGGAGCCCACAATGTAGCGGTCGCCGTCGACCGCGCCGCCCGGAGGGGCGGTGAGGTCGTCGTCGATGACCGACAGCTGGACGACGGCGTCGAGGATCAGAAGCGCCTCGTTGTGGGTGACGTGCTTCTGGCTCTGGGCCGCCTCCATCAGCGGGAGGGCAAGGTTTGCGGTGTCGGCCATCAGGCGGCGCTCCTCATGAAGAAGTGACCCTCAAGCGGGGGTCCATAGTTTCCGTAGGCGGCGCCCCACTGGCTGATCCGCAGGAACACGTCCCGCTGGACCGACCCGAAGTCGGCGACCTGGTTCGCTGCAGTGTAGAGGTAGGACGGCGTGGTGAGGACCTCCGTCCGCTTCAGGGTCACCCCGTCGTCGGTGTAAATCTGGAGCTGGTACTGCTCGGCCTCCTCGATCAGGGGGACCTCGGTCTGCTCCCAGTTGTCGCCGCTCAGGCGGGTGCGCCGCTTCCAGGACAGGAGCAGGTCGTCCGTCGCGCTGTCCCTCCGCACCCAAGCGTCGCACGGCGTGTAGGGCCGGAGGCCGGCCTTCGTGCCCTGATGAGTAGCCTGCAGGTAGCCCGCGTCCGTCGGGGCGTACTGCGCGGGGCCCCACCGGTAGAGGATCGGCAGGGGTGCGATGTCGGGCCCGACGTTGAGGGCAGACACCAGCGCCGGGTCGAGCATGGCGAGCGGAGCACCAGCCGGGACGAAAGGCGCGCCCATGGCGTCCGCGGTGCTCAGCTGCCCGCGCAGGAGCATGCTCAGCTCGTAGATGCCGGGCGAGACGAGGTTCGCGTTGGCGAACTGGATGACCTCCCACTTACCGTTGTCCTGGTTCTGGACGGCGAAGGCGTTGACCGACCCGCTCAAAATCTGGTTGGGCGTGACAGTGGACAGCCCGCCGGTCAGTAGCTTGACGCGCACCTTCGTCACGCGGTCCCATCGGTTGGTCGGGCCCGAGTAGAGGTCGGTGTTCAGCTCGCCGATGGTCGCCCGGCCGTAGACGTTCTGCAGGAGGCTGAAGCCCCCGGCGCCGTCGTCCTTGTAGACCGCGCAGGCGCCCGGCCACGGGCTCGCGCTCGCAGCCAGCCTGGGCGCGTGCTGCAGGGGCTCGGCGGCCGACAGGATCGGGATGTCGAGGAACATCATCCGGATGGACGAGAAGACGTTATCGACTAGGGGCAGTCGGGTATCCTGCGGGAACGCAGGGGCGGTGAACAGCGAGGTGTCGAAGCCCTGGAAGGTCACGGTCCGGTCAGTGCCTGTGTTGATCTGCTGGGCCTGGACGCCGATCGTCCGGTTGCCGACCGGCAGGAACATGGCATCGCCGGCCTCGAACTTGGCGTAGCTCGGGGGCAGGGCGAACTCGCCACTCTCCCGCGCGACCCACGCCCGGTGGATGAGCGAGTTGGCGAGAGAGCGGGCATAATCGGGGGCCATCACGATCGGGAAGCTGGCCGTGGTCACGTTCACGCTCGAGCCCGTGCCCTTCTGACCGTCCACGGAGGCAGTCGAGTAGGCATTCAGCTCGTCGAGGAAGGTCACCTTCGCCGCCCTGGGGAGGTCGATCTCCTGGGCGCGGGTGATCGACACAGCGAAGTTCTGCCCGTCCTTGAGCACGAGGTCGTCCTGATCCACGTCGACCGTGACGGTGTTGAGCCCGAGGACAAACTTGAGCTTGCCCTCGCTCTCGAAGGCGCCGAACTGGAAGGCCTGGGAGAGGCTCTCGATGATGGAGCGCTGGTCCGACGAGTTGTTGAGGAACATCCCGCGCACGAGCGCCCCCGGGCCGTACAGCCCGCTCACGTCGATCTGGCTGTCCTCCAGGCCGACCTCGAGGCACAGCTTCCTAACGAGGCGCGCCAGAACGGCACTCTCGATGCGCCCCGTCAGCCAGTGACCGAAGGGCCACAGCCCATAGTCCGCCCAGACATCCGAGCGCATGGGGTACTCAGGGAAGGGGCGACTATCCCAGGTCCAGATGAACATGTCCTGCGGGCGGACCATCTTCACGCCGCCGATGGTCGGCGCGTTGTCCCTCCAGTAGGAGAGCATGCACTCCAGGTAGACCCGCTGGATGAAGTCGTCGCGGACCCCCTTCGAGTAGTATGGGAAGAAGCTCTCCGACGACTTGGGGTCGTAGAAGACGTTGGGCTGGTTCGTGCCCTTGTCGACCGCAGGGCAGCCGAACTCGGTGAACCAGATGGGCTTCTCGTGCCCGCCCCAGTCAGTCGGGCTGCCGTTGCGCACGCCGCCGGGGCGGCTGTAGTGGGCGTTGGCCCACCAGTTGCGCATGTCCTTCTGCCGGTAAATCCAGGGCTCGTTCGCAGGATTGCCATCCACGATCGGCGTCCGCACCTGGTTGTCGCGGTCGCCGGAGCTGGCATAGTAGTAGTCGTAGTACTCCCCGCCTTCGATCTGGGACTTGAGGTAGTCCCGGTCGAACAGGGTGCGCGGGCCGTTGACGGCGTCGTAGTCGAGGTGGCCGGAGCCGTCCCGCCAGTCGGACATGGGGAGGTAGTTGTCGATGCCCACGAAGTCGATCGACGCCCTGCCCCACAGCTTGTCCATGTTGAAGATGACGTCGCCGGTCCCGTCGGCCGGGCGGTGCGAGTGGTACTCGCTCCAGTCCGCAGCGTAGGTGATCTGCCCGCTGAAGATGCCGTTGACATCGTCCGCCAGGGCACAGAACTGGTCGACAGCCGGGTAGGTGCCGTCGCCCGCGCTGGACCGCACGGTGGTGAGCCCCACCATCTCGGAGCCGATCGTCATAGCGTCGGCGCCCTCCTCCTGCGCGATCTGCGCATAGTGGAGGATCATCGCCCTGAAGCCCTCGGTCCTCTCGAAGAAGGTGTTGATCTGGGTCGCCGCCGTCCCCGTCTTGTCGGCCGTGCCAGCGTACCCGGCGGCGGGCGAGCAGGTGATACGGCCGCGCCACGGGAACACCGCCTGCCCACTCCCAGCTGCGTTGTCGCTGTAGGGGTTGGGCAGGGAGTTGCCTCCAGGGATGTCCATGATGATGAATGGGTAGAGGATGACGCGCTTTCCAGCTGCCTTGAGGTAGCGGATCGTCTCTCGGACCGTTGCGTCTGACGGAGTGCCGCCGAAGATGGGCCGATCCTGAGCATCCCGAGACACCAGCTCCGCCGTGCTGCGGGTATACCCGGCTACCTTCCAATCAAACAGCTNACGGGCATAGTCCACGAACCTGAGAGCCGCCCAATAATTGAACACTGCCAGGTCAGACTGCGCCACCGTGTGCCGATCATAGCTCTCCACCTTGGGAATGATGCGGCACTCCCCTGCGCGCAGGTCAGTCCCGTACCAGGTGATGACAACCGAGACGGCGTCAAGATTAGGCTGCTCGGCGAACAGCTGGTTCAACGACACCACGTTGTCCGGCTGCCGCATGTTGTTGTGCATGTTGTCAGGGTTACTCGCCGTGGACGTGTAGACCCTACGCCAGTTAATGTACCCCTGCTGGTCCGTGTAGACCTGAGTGCCCAGAATACTCTCACCGGAGCCAGGGATGAGCTGGTACGCACGGCCTGCATTGGACAGGTCGTCGGGGTCGTCAGTCTCCAGCGGGACGACGATCTCGGCGGTGACCTGGGGCATGCGGTTGCCGAAGTCTTCGAGGGGCATGTCCTCGAAGACGATGTAGGCGGTCCCGCGGTAGGCCGGCGTCGCGCCGACACCCTCCTTGGCCTGGATGAGGGTGTCCGCCGGCTGGTACTGCGAGCCGGGGTAGAACCTCCAAGTGTACTTCGACAGGTCCGCGAGGTTGCTGTCCAGCCAGACACGGCCGATGGAGGCCATCGAGTTGCCCGCGCAGAAGGCCACGGCGAAGGACAGGTAATACTTGTAGACCGCGGTCGTGGTGGTCTGGGTCTGCTCGCCCCCGCCGCCCTTGCCGCCCTGGGACTGCGAGGTGGTGGTGGTCTCGGCGACCTCCTTGAACTGGGTGCACCAGATGACCTGCCCGCCGAGCCTCACCCGCCCGAACAGCTTGGGCAGGACCGTGCCCTCCGTCGAGGAGGTCACGCTCATCTCGGTGACGCGCGGGCCGGTGCTCGTGACGTTGGTGGTCGTGTTCGGCGTGAGCGCCATCATGACCTGGCGGTCGATGAGGCCGCCGATCATGGCGCCGATGATGCCGCCGATGGGCCCGCCGAGCGCGGTGCCTAGTGCCCCGAAGACGTAGCTGGCCATGGCTTAGTTCCTCAACCTCTCTTAGAGGCTGGGGAACGCGAATATCCCAGCCACTCTCGTTTCCCAGATGCCGATGCCCGTCTCCGTGACCCCGACGCCACTGTAAGCATGCACCATGGTACCCGACCCGCTGACCACCGCACAGTGCTTGGCCACCATGTTGATCTTGTGCCGGAACAGCAGGATGTCGCCGGGCGCCCAGAGGCGTCGTGCGGGCGGAAGCGTCAGGCCATAAAGGGCCTCGTCCTTCATGACGAGGTTCCGCTTCGCGGCCTCGAGCATCAGCTCCTCCTTTCCATACTCGCCCCAGCTCGGAGAGTATGCCGGCGGGTGCTCGGGGGTAAAGCCGTTCAGCTCCTCCCAGAGGCCGCGGATGAAGCCGAGGCAGTCCGTGCCCGCGCCCTTCGTTGGCGGCCTGGTGGTGGTAGGGCGTGCCCATCCACGTCTTTGGCGGCGGCGGACCACTCGGGTCACCCCGGGATCGGTGGGATGCGTCTTGTCGAACATGGCGTCAGCCCTTGCTGCTGGAGGTCGTCGTGCTCGAGCTGCCCGTGTTGGAGGCGGCGGGGTCGACGTTGCGGAGGACGAAGTCGTTGCCCGGCATCTTGGCGAAGCCCTGGAAGTTCAGGATGTTGTTGAACTTCGCCTGGCAGATGTCAGCCGTCAGCTTGCAGCCCGCGGTGATCTCGAAGGTCCAGCCATCCTCCAGGTTGAAGGCCGGCGGGTACCAGAGCTCGATGACGACGTTGCCGGAGGCGTCCTTGACGTGCTCCTTGACGTCGATGGCCACCCCATCGTTCTCGCCCGACGTGAAGGTCAGGACCCCCTGGCTGAACCAGTCGGTGGCGTAGCCCCCGAGGCCAGACGCCCTGATGGTGCGTGGGCCCAGAGCGTCGGCGATCGTCCCTGAGCCCTTGTAGGTGCCCGAAGACAGGTCGATCTTGCACCGACTGTCGCCGAGCTGCGCGTCGCAGGTGCGCTGGAACGTGCGGATGGTGGTCTGGCCAAGGCGGGACGTCAGGCCGCGCAGCTCGGCGGAGAAGGCCGTGCCGGTGCGCTTGGCCTCGCCAGTGTAGCCGACCTGAGCGATGACCCGCTGCGACGGGTCCTGCCAGTTGACCCAGAACATCTCGACGTAGGCGTCGTCGTACTTGCCCGCGGCTAGGTCGTCCTCGTTGATGGTGTCGCTGGAGACCGCCCCGTCGACGTTCATGTTGTCGACCGAGAGGCCAAGGGTCTGCTGGACCTGCGACGCCGTGAAGCCCGTCTTAGCCTCGAACGTGGTGCCGTCGAAGGTCAGGTCCTCGTCGTGCTCGGTGAAGCCCTGCACCAGCCCGTCGGTCCGGGTGATGCGCCAGCAGTAGCACATCGTGGTCGCCCCGGTGTCGAGGTGGGCCTGAAGCGGCGCGGAGATGTTCTTCATACCCTGATCTCCTGGATGTCGATGGCGGAGATGGAGCCAGCCTCGAAGGCGTCCACGCTGATGCTCAGCTTGTCAGCCCCGAACCTGACGGGCACGTCGAACTCGTAGCCCGCGGTCACCGCGCCGCTCGCCGGCGCGGAGGTGAACGTGATGATCCCCGTGGTCGTGTCGATCGTCCAGCCTGAGTTCTGGGTGACCCCGTTGACGGCGACCTTGACGGTGCTCATCACGGGCTTGCGGATCGGGCGGGCGTAGGTAGTCGGCCCCGAGGCGTAGAGCTTGCGGAGCTGGAACTGGGTGAGGACGCCATTGGCAGTCCCGATGTTCTGATCCAGCGACGTCGTCGGCCGGCCGGGCTTGCCCGACTTGAAGTCGGCCCAGTCCTTCCAACGGAAGCCGTAGAGCTGCCCCAGGCGCGCCTCCCAGAACTCGATGACGTCGTGGAGGTCGTTGATGCTCCGGATGCCCATCGAGGCGTCGTAGGAGCGCCTCGAATGCGCCTGAGCAGCGTTGCGCTCCTCGAAGCCCGAGGTCAGCGTGACGATGTCGGTGCGACGCTGAGGGCCACCTGCGGAGCCCTTGCTGATCTCGTCCGGGAAGCGGACCTCGTGGAATGCGGCCATGGCCTAGTCTACCTCTCTATCTCAAAGGACGCGGTTCGCCTTGGCCGCCATCCGCGAGATGCGGGCGGCAATCTGGGCCTCCGAGGCCTTGAACCCGGCGACGTCCGGCGTCTGGATATTAAACACAACCTGGGACCGACCGCCGCCCTCAGAGCCGCTGTCCCTCCGGCCGACCTGGACGGTCTCGCCCTTGGAGGCACGGAAGGCGACCACCTGGCCGTCCACAGTGTTGTCGTTGCCCCCGACCGTGTAGGACCCGGTGGCGTAGCTGGGCAGAGGGGACATGGTCCCGCCGGTCGCCGCTCCGCCAAGGCCGAACGTCGGGAGGCCGAGGATGTTGGAGCCGCCGCCGAACAGCCCGCCGAGCGCGCCCTGCAGCGCGCCGAGGAGGGGCTTCGTGATGAAGCTCTGGAAAGCCAGGCGGGCGATGTCGCTAATCATCGACTTGATGAGGGACGAGAAGTCCACCTTGCCAGTCTCGATGAACTGGACGAACGCGTCCTCGGCGCCCTTGAAGACACGCTTCAGGACGTTGCCGAGCAGCTCGGCCTGCTCCTTCATAGTCGCCAGCGAGCGGATGTTGGCCTCGAGCTGCGACTGCTCCAGCGGGCTCAGCGTCACGCCGGCCTTGCGCAGCTTCTCGATGTCCTCCAGCAGCTTCTTCTGGATTTCGCGCTCGTCGTTGCCTAGCTTGAGGAGGTTCTTCTCCTTCTCGATCTCGCGGTTGATGGCTCCCAGCGGGTCGAGCTGGTCGCGCATGTGCTCCTTCAGGCGCTGCAGGAGCTCGTCCCGCCGCTCCAGAGTGATGAGACCAGCCTCGAAGGCCTTGTTGAGGGTCTCCGTGCCCGCGCGCAGCTTCTCCTGCGCCCCGGTGATCGGGTCGATGGTCCGGAGTAGAGCGTTGAGCTTGTTCTGGAGCTTGTCGGCCGACCCGTCGTCCTCCACAGTGGGCTTGAGCGTCCGCACGCCCGGGGTCGTGGGGAGACCCTTATTGTTTGCGGCCTCGAGCTTCGTGCGCTCCTCTGCGATCTGCCGCGCACGCGCCGAGAGCGCGTCCGCGGCGGCGCCGAGGCCGGTCACCATGCCGTTGACGAGGGATCGACCCTGGTCAAGGCCCTGGTTGAACGCCCCCAAAACCTTGGTGCCGGCGTCGAGCGAGGCCGTGTTGACCTCGGACTTGAAACTGGACAGGTCGATCTGCGGGATCATGGGGATCGCCAGCTTCTCGAGGATGGTGTTGATCGCGCCTAGGATGGCATTCAGCCCGTCCTGTACGATCTGGATGGCCCCGTTGATGGCCATCTGGAAGATGGCCGCGAAGGCCGCAGGCAGCGTCTGGAAGGCAGTCACGATCCCGTTGTAAAGGCCGATCCAGATGCCCAGGTAAGTGCCCACAGCCGTCTGCATGAACTGGCCGACGCTCCCCAGGTTGTCCCCGAAGAACTTGCCGATCCCGCCCCAGGTGTCCTTGACCCACTGCCAGGCGGTGGCAAAGGCCTGCCCGATGAACTGGGCGACCGGGCGCACGTACTCGATCATCAGGGAGAAGGCCGCCTTGACGTAGTCGAGGAGGGACACGACGCCGTCGGAGGAGACCTTGAGCTGGTCACCGAACAGGAACAGGGCGGCCACGAGTGCCGCGATGATGGGGATGATGAGCGACAGCCCGCCCGTCGCCGCGGCGAGGCCAGCGGCGAAGGTGTAGAGGGCGGTGAGCGCGGCGGGGCCGAACGCCACGAGGATGAAGGCGCCAACGGCGACGGCCGCGACGGCCAGCAGCTCCATGTTGTTGCCGAGGAAGATCAGCGCCTGCGCCAGGGTGGACGAGAACCCAGTCGCCTGGTCGAGCTGGCCGATGAACCGCTGGAACCCGTTGTACATCACCGTAAAGGCATCGGCGATGGTGGGGCGCAGCTTGGCGAAGTCGGCCGCGATCTCAGGGGCGGTCTTCTTGAGGGCGTTGAGGATCGCGTCGGCGGTGAGCTTGCCCTCCTCGCCGAGCTTCTTCAGCTCGTTGACGCCGACACCCATGCCAGAGGCGATCGCCTGCGCGAGGCGCGGGGCGTTCGTCAGCACGGAGTTGAGCTCCTGGCCGCGGAGCTTGCCGAGCGCGAGGGCCTGGGTAAACTGGATGATGGAGCCGGTGGCCTCAGCGGTCGTCGAGCCCGAGACCTTGATGGCCTGGGCGACGGTCTGCGTGAGGTTCAGGACCTCCTGCTGCGAGAGGCCGAGCTGCTTGGTGTTGAGCGCGACGCGGGCGTAGAGGTTCGCCAGGTCCTGGTACGGGGTGCGGGTCGCCTGCGCCGCCTGGTAGACGGCGGTCTGCAGCTGCGCCAGGTTCTGGGCGTCGGTCGCGACGAGGCGGAGGCGGTTCGACAGGTTGGTGTACCCGTCGAGGGCCTCCTTGATCTTGTCGACGGCCCAGCCGATAGCGACGACCTTGAGCAAGGTCTGGAGCTTCTCGAGGGACGCGGCTGCCTTGTCGGAGCCCTGGCCGATGCTCTCGAGGTCACGGCGGACTTCGGTCGCACCCTTCTGGGTGACGACAATGTCAATCCTCTCCGTGGCCATCGCCCTACCTCACTTTATGATGCGGGCGTTCCTCACGGCCGCGGCTCCATTCTGAACAGCCTGCTCTACGAAGTTGGCGGGAGCCTGGGACGACCAGCCGTCGTTCAGGCGCCCGATGTAGGGCAGGTTATTGCTGATGAATATAGCGGGGTTCGAGGTGATGGTGTAACCCGCAATTACGGCCCGCGCAGCGTCGATGGCCGCCTGCGAGTTCGTGGACGCGGTGCTGCCCTTCTGGCCGGGGGCGAAGGCCTCGCGCGTAGCGGAGGACGCAGCGCCGAGCTTGGCGATCCAGTTGGACCGGGCCCGCCCGGTGTCGACAGGAGTGGCCATGACCACGGTCTGGTCGACCGAGAGGGCGACCTGCTTGACCACCCGCTCGGTCTCACCCTGCGCCTCGACCGCGATGGTCTTGATGCGCTTGCTGAAGTCCTTCATCTGCATTGGCGGCCCCTTCCTTGTCCCGCTTCCGCTGGTCCCTGAGGAACGCGTCGTCGAGCGCCCTCACCATCTTGAGCAGGTAGGTGTAGCCGTCGCCTCGGAACCCGTGCCTCTCGGCGTAGCGGTCCACCGCCGTCCACGGGATCGGTCCGATCCCCATCCCGTGGTCCCTGCAGGTGCTCAGCTCGACGAAGGCCTCGTAGTAGACCTCCAGTCCAGCATAGAGCTCGGGAGCATCCGCGATGGCGTCCGGCAGCGGCTGGCGCCGCCGGATTGCCGCCTCGATGATCCTCCGCTCCATGGGCCCCTTGGTCAGGGCGTAGTCGAGGACCGCGACTAGTTTCCCGCGTCGGCCTCGACCTCGGTCAGGCGGAACAGCGAGACCTTGCCGGCCTGCTCCTGGACGTCCTGGAAGATGTCCGGCAGGTCGGTGAAGAACCGCACCACGTTGTCGACGGTGAAGTCCATCGCCTCGCCGGTCTTCGCGGGCATCTTGCCGTCGCCGAACTTCTTGGAGCCCCAGGCGAGGACGAGGCCCTCGGCCGCGGCCTCGCGGAGGAGCTTGGCGCTCATCTCGTCGGTGATCGCCTCGGTCTGGATGGCGCGGCGGTAGGGGCGCAGCTTCTCGGTGAGCACCTTCTTGTAGTGCTCGTTCGACCCGCCGGCGCGCGAGATGCGCAGCCAGAAGATGTCCGAGTAGTTGAGGACGATGCCCTCCTGCTCCTTGTTCTCGTCCGTGCCGAACATCTTGTAGATGTCGACGTCCGCGGTCGCGGGGGCCTTGCTCTTGGATGCCACGTCAGTCTCTCCTTCGTTGTCGCTCTGGGGCCTAACGCCGCGCATCACTGCGCGGCGTTCGGGAGGTAAGCATAGTACCCGACGAGCATCGTGTGGTCCAGCGTCTCGTGCGCCGCGGCGTCGAGCGAGAGCGGGAGGATGATCGGCTTGTCCTTCTCCACCTTCAGGCGCGCGTCGCCGAGGGTGATGAGCGGGATGTCGAACAGCCAGCCCACGTTCTTGGCCACCAGGGCGAAGTCGAGGGACACGTCGTCGTTCTCGCGGACCGCCGTGATGGCGTCGGTCGTGGCGAAGTAGGCCTCCACGGTGCCGGAGACCATGAAGTCGCCGGTCGTCAGGTCGATGGCACCCAGCTGGCTGATGGCCTTGGCCGGGGTGATGCCGTTGTCGATCGACAGCTTGAGGTCGGACAGGTAGGTCGCGAGGCTCGAGCCGCCACCCGTGTCGTCGAGCAGGCGCAGCCGGGTGAAGTCGGCCGACGAGTTGAAGGCGTAGTTGGACTTCGGGAGGTTGGGGCGAGTGCCCGCCTTCTCGCTGCCGTTGTCCGTGGTCTCGCCGTCCATGCCCACGAACGACAGGTCGACGGTGATCTTGTCCGCCGTCTTGATGTCGAACGCCAGGGTGTTCGCGGCGCAGCCCAGCACGTACTCGTTGCCGCCGGCCGCGAGCGAGCGCTCCAGCTGGTAGGTGCGCATCACGATGAGGTCGGGGTCGCTCTCGTTCTTGATGACGTGCCCGAAGAACACCCGGATGGTCTTGCCCGTGCCCGTGTCGGTCACCGGCGAGTTGGGGGTGCGGTCGAACACGATGGCCGTGGCCGAGATGGTCTTGATGCGGTAGAACCCGTTGTTCGCCGCGGTGGCGAACTTGTTCGCGGTGGCGTCGCCGCCGACCCAAATCCACTCGCCCGGGATCAGCCCGTAGTCCGTGAAGTCCGCGGCCGTGCAGCCCAGGGTCGCCACGCCGCCCGAGACGGTCAGCGTGATGTCAGCCGAGGCGCCCTCGAAGCCGACCATGGTGATCTTGGCGTCGGCCGGGGGAGAGGCCTCGGTGGCGGTGCCGGGCGCGTCCACGGCGGTGCCGGAGGCGGCGTTCACCACCTTGATGCCATTGTTGGCGGCGACGCCGAAGCCCTGGCCGAAGACGATGCTGCCCACGATGAAGGCCGCGCCGCCGGAGGCGACGCCGAAGCCCGTGGTCGCGTCGACGGAGGTGACGGCCAGCTCGGGCTTCTCGCGCCAGTCGGCGAACATGAAGCCCTGCATCAGGTCGTAGAAGGTCTTCTGGGTGAAGTCGGAGTTGAAACCCGCGGCCGCGTCGAGGTCCGTCACGACGCCCTTGCGCCGCTGGCGCGAGGCGTTGATCGGGTTGCGGGCGACGGTCTTCACCTGGGGGCCGAACTCGCCGTAGCTGTTCGGCTCCAGGGGGTTCCATACGGGCGAGCCGGGCAGGGTGCCCGGGGTTCCGATGACCTCCTCGGCGTACCGGAGGCCGGTCGAGTTGGAAGAAATGGTGTTGGCCATGGCCGGTTAACCTCCTAGTTGATGGACGTCAAGTTCTCACTTGACTGCGTCGTACTCGAACTCGGCGACGACGTTGACCTGGTACCAGGCACCGTCCACGCCGACTTCCCGCAGCACAGCGTTGCGGAACCAGACGTCACCGGACTCCTCGCCCTCAAATGCGTCTAGCGCCACATTGCCGAGACGGTCGCCCGTTACGAGCCCTCGCTTGCCGGCCGGCGAGAAGACCTGGACGGTCACGATCCCGCGGCGGGTGAAGCGGCGGTTGGGCTTCTCGCCGAAGCTGCGCTGCTCGCCCGAGTTGTGCTGGACGCGGACGCGCGCCCAGGGCTTGTTGCCCTTGGACAGGTGGCCCTTGTCGGAGCCGTCCGCGTTGACGTCCACGTTCGGCCACTCGACGTCCGGGACGGTCCCACCGTTCAGCGCCGGGGTCTTCGCGTCCCAGTCGGCCTTGAACTTGTCGAGGATGTAGTCGCGGGCTTCTTCGGGGGTCATGGCTCAGTCCTTCACGGAGACGGTGTACAGGATGGCGTCGTCCGCCGGCTTGAGCTCGGAGACCTGGAGCACGGAGTAGCGGCGGCCCGCGCTCTCGATCAGCATGCCTGCCTCTATCGTCACCCCATCCGGCAGCTCTGCCGCCGCGATGAAGACTGCGTACGTCGCGTCGGGGGCGATGCTGTCCGTGGCGTCGGAGCCCGCGCGGAGGTATACATGGAAGGAGAACTGGCCCTGGGAGCCGCGCGCCTCCACGGGGTTCAGGAAGACCCCGTGCACGGTCGCGACCTCGACGTCCGCGGACGTCGGGTTCTCCTCATCGGGCCCGTCGCCGTCCGGCTTCCACGGCCGCGCCGGGTCCGAGGGAGTGCCTCCCCCGACCCTGAGGACCTTGACGCCTGCGCGCCCCTTCTTCTTGATGAGGCGGAGCGCGAGGGCGCGGGCGCTGTCGTACTCTCCCATCATCCCCTCCCGATGTTGCCGACCTGCAGTCCGCCGGGGTTGTCCTGCCCGTTGCCGACCGTGAGGCCGCGCGAGGTGAGCAGGCGGTCAGCCAGGGGATAGGCAGGCATCTCGAAGCCGCCGTAGTCGGCGTACTCCACGCTCTCGCTGATCGGGCCGACGCTCTCCTTCTTGGACTTCACGGCCTTGCCGTAGTCGTCGCGTGCGGGGTCGGCCAGGAGCTCGGCGCTCAGGGCGCGGTAGGCGTACTCGCAGGTCGCCTGCACCACGGGCCGGGGGATGCCGTCGAGGCGGTCCGCCCTGTTGTCGTAGGCCGCCGACCTCGGCCACTCGGTCGTCTGGTCCGCGGCGTAGCGCCATCCCACGTACTCGAAGCGGACGTCAAGGTACTGGGTGGCCTGCACGATCGCCGCCTGGACCTTGGCGTCCGGATAGGTGGTCAAGTTGGAGAGGTCGCGGCCGCGGTCCGCGTGGTATGCGCGGAAGTCCGCGACCGAGACGTATGCGTTGGCGCCCGGGGTAGGCGGCTGGGTCTGAACGGTGAAGGCCATCGCCGGGCTCCTCTCTTACTTCGACTGCGGGTCGATCGTGACCGACANGTCGCCCTCGGCCACGTGCTCGGTGCGGTTGTACTTCTTGTCCCAGACGGTCGCGACCACGCCGTTGCTGACGTTCCGCACCTCGGCGCTTCCGCCCTCGGGGACAGTGACGCGCAGGCCCTTACCCTGCTTGACGATCGGGCCGCTCGGGGAAGGCTTGGGGGCCTCCCCCTTGCGCCGTCCCGCCAGCATGTCTGCTGAGCTGTAACGGGGCATTCGTTTCCCTCCTCAGGAAGCGGCCTTGGCCGCCTTGGCCGCAGCGCGGGTGTACTCGGGGGCGGCGGCCTCGATGTCGGCGCGGCTGACGTCCTTGCCGAACAGCTTACCCACAACGTCGACGGACGGAAGCCCTCGCGCGCTCCAGGCCGTGTCGTCGCTGGGGTCGAGCCCCTGGATGACCTCGGCCAGCGTCGGCGGGTCGAGCGGGTCCTTCTCGCCGCCGGAGCCGCCCTCGAGCGCCTTGCGGGCAGCCTCCTCGTCCGCGGCCTTCTTGGCAGCGGCCTCGTCGGCGGCCTTCTTGTCGGCCTCGGCCTTCGCCGCGGCGGCGTCGTCGGCGGCCTTCTTGTCGGCCTCGGCCTTCGCCGCGGCGTCGTCCTGCGCCTTCTTCGCGGCGAGCTCCTCGAGGCGCTTCTTCTCGGCCTCGTCGCCAGCCTTGTCGTCCTTCTCGCTGACGATCTTCGCGGGCTCGGCGGGCTTGCCCTGGAGCTCCGACACGGCCGCCTCATACGCCGCCTGCGCGGCCTCGAGCTTGTCGTCGGGGTAGGCGGAGTAGAAGTTCGCGAGGACGTTCGCGAGGGTCTCGGCGTCCTTGTCCGACCCGGGGAAGATGTGCACGCCCTTCTCGAACTGGTACTTGCCGAGCTTGATGGTCTGGCCCGCATTGGGGCCGACGAGAGTGAAACGCTTGGCCATGGATGGCTCCTTGCTCTAGGTTGAGAACGAGGCCCTTCTCTGGCCACGCACGCCGATCATGCCGTCGGATGCGTGACAAGGGACCGTCGGATGCGAGAAGGCCCTCCGCAGTCTCCCGCGGAGGGCCTCGTCGTTCAGTCGCTCGCCGGGCGTCAGCCCTTCGTGCGGAAGCCGCCGTAGAGCTTCGGAGGGCCGTAGGCGTCGGCCTTCAGCGTGACGGTCACGTCACTGGAGCCCGCCGTGCCCTCGTCGGCGATCGTGCCCACGAGCTCGGCCACCGGGTTCGGGAAGTCGGCATGGGTGAACTCGACCTCCAGGATGTAGTCGCCGTAGGCGTCCGTGCTGGCGTCGACGACGGTCAGCACCTGAGTGGTGCTGTCGTAGGCGGCGGCGGTCAGCAGGGCGGTCGCGTTGAGCGCGGTCACCATCAGGGCGGCGACCTCGTCGATGGTGTTGTTGGTCGCGTCGCCGACGACGGCGACGTTCAGCGCGGGGACGGTGACGGACACGTCCGGGTCGTAGAGCTTGACCCGCATGGTCCAGCCCGCGTAGTCGCCGATCACGATCGCGGTGGCGGTCGCGCCGGTCCACTTGCTGTCGCCGTTGAAGGCTGCGGCGGCGGCCGCCTTCGCGGCGGTGTCGCTGTCGGCGTACACCACGAGGGCGTTCACGCCGTTGATGAGGGTCTGACCGCCTTCCGCGGGCAGGGTCACGAGGTAAGCAGCGGCCATGGCCTGGTTCTCCTTGAGGTTGGGTCTCGTTTCAAACTAGAGAGGGGCCGAGAGCCGTGGCGGCTCCGGCCCCTCATCTTACTCAGTCTGCAGGCGGATCAGTTCTTGATGCCGTCCGCCAGGGCGAGGCCCTTCTCGTTGAACAGCGCCAGGCCGCAGTACCACTTGACGCGGGTGATGGTCTCGTCCCGGGTCTGGTGGATGCCGACGTCCTCGACCACGATGCCCGCGGAGTTCGCTGCCGTCAGGCCGGCGATGCCGTGGGTACGGGAGCCATCGTCGAGGGTGCCCGCGAAGATGGTCGTGGTCGCCGAGCTGCCGCCCTTGGTCTGGTCCACGGGGATCCAGTCATTGCGGAAGATCGGCACGTTGGAGTAGGCGATGACGCGCGCCCCGGAGGGGAGCTCGTACATGTCGTCGATCGAGGCGCCGCCGAGGCCGCGGAGCAGCGCCTTGTAGGCGCGGATCGTGCGGGCCGGGAAGGCCATGTAGTCGACGACGCCGTCCTTGTCGAGCACCAGGTCGAGCAGCTCGTCCATGATCTCGAACGACAGGTTGGAGCCGTTGTTGCCGGTCGCCGCCTTCTGGCCGGAGGCGCAGAGGGTGAGCAGGCCGGAGAACTCGTCGCCCGTGCCGTCGCCGTTGATGAGCTGGTCCTGGTACTGGCGGCCGGCCGACTTCGCCTTGGAAGCAACCTGGGTCGCCTCCTGGTCGGTCGTCGAGGACCGGGTCGCCTGGATCAGGCCGTTGACCTCGGCGTCGCCGATGATCGAGGTCAGGTTGGAGTTGACCTTGGTGAAGGTCGCAGCCGCCTTGGCAGTGATCGTGCCGCCGACGCCGAGCATCTGGACGTCACCCAGGACGTTCTCGCGATTCGTAGGCGAGCGAGTTGCCGTCGATCCCGGTCGAACGGGAGCAGCTCGAACATCTGGTTGACGGTGATGACGTTCTCGATGACGCCGGCGACAAGGTCGTCCTGCGCCAGCTTCGCGGACTCCGCGAGGGTAACCGAAGCCATGATATGCCTCCTAGAGGGTTGATGCGGTGGAAACTGGGGTCCATCTCCGCCCGAGCGTCACGCCCGCAGCTTCGATCTTGGGGCCCGGTCTGCATCACGCTTCCCTAGGGGCCATCTCGACGACACTCGCCGCAGCGGGTGTCGTCGATATGGGTATTTTCTAGCGCGTGGCCTCACGCGTGTGGGCCAGCACTTGCGCGAGGTCAGCGACCGCCGCGGCGCTTCGCGAGGCCCGCAGCGATGCGGTCAGTCGGGTTGGTGCTCTCCTGCGTCTGACGCTGCGTCTCGCGCTGCTGCGTCTGGCGGGAGGGCTGCTGCTGGCGGTTGTTGCCGCCGCCGCCCGAGGGGGCGTCGCTCTCGAAGGCGACCTTGTAGTCGGCGCTGGACTTCAGCTCCTTCACGAGGTCCTCGATCGACATGAAGCCGCCCGCGCCGTTGCCGCGGTAGTCGCCCGCAGGGTCCTTCACGCGGACAACGTAGTCGTCCCCGTCGGGCACCACGGCCACGGCGTTGCGGATGATGGGGAGCAGCAGCTTGACGTTGCCCTTGGCGGCGCTCAGGGCGCCGGTGGCCGCGCTGTCGATCAGGTACTTCTCGAGGGTGCCCTGCATCTTGGAGATGGTGCCCTTGTAGCCCTCCTCCTTGGTGGTGAAGGCCTTCTCGATGTCCGCCTTGATCTTGGCAGGGTCGACCTTGGACTTCTCGGCGACCTGCTGGTTGAGCTCGTCGATCTTGGCCTTCACCTCCTCGACGGTGTCGAGGCCGAAGACCTCCTTGACGACGGCTGCGACGTCCTTCTGGCCCTTGAGGGTCTTGGTCGTGCCGCGCTCGCTGCGCAGGGCGGTGTTGAGGCCGGTGATCGCGTCGACGACGCCCTTGAGGGTCGGGTTGACGTTGAACTTCTTGGTGGCCGGGTCTTCCACGTAGACGCCCCGGAACTGCTCGGGCACGTTGTCGAGCGTGTCGACGGTGCCGCTGGTGCTGAAGTCGAACTCCATTGTCTTTCTCCTTGCCCATCACGGGCTCTGATCTCGCCGAGGGCCTCACGCCCACGACGCTGTATGGCTGACCCGGGGCTATGGACCAGGTCTCATCCTGTCTAGCTCGTCAAGCGTGATCCGTCGACCAGTGTGGTCCACGAAGCGGTCGAGGGTGAAGCCCGCGCGGAACTTGTCCCCTCGCGCCTTCCCGAGCACGTCGTCCTGGAACTCAGCCGACTGGCGACGCAGCCACTGATCGTAGGTGGTCTCGGCCGGGACGGAGCCCACGTTTGCAGTCGCCCACTCCTGTCGGACCTGCGACACGGGCACGCCGCGCTCTCGCGCCTCTCGGCGGAAGCGGTTCTGGCGCTCGCGGGCCGTGTCGTCGTCGAGGACGTAGGGGCGCGTGCCGGCGAGGGCCACGCCGTTGAGCAGCGCCACCATGACTGATCGGCAGTTGAAGTGGCCGGGCGGCCTCGCGCCGGGCGGGACCAGGGCGGGCAAGCCGGGCGGGAGCTCCTTGCCCTCCATCGGGGCGAACCGCCCGTCCCGCGCCCTGCAGATGTCGCTCGTGCGCCCGTCGAGCGTCGCCGTCCATCGCAGCGCGGATACCAAATCGCCTGCGTCTACCCAGGTGAGCTCGCGGGCTTGGTTAGAGACGTGGTTCACCGCGGTCCGGACGAGGGCCTCTGCGTTCCTGCGGCTGACGGAGAGGATGCCGTCCTGGTAGAAGGCGGTGCGGGTGCCGCGGATGCGGGCGACCATCTGGTCGATGGTCTCGCCCTGCGCGACGCCGAGCCGGATGGCCCGCTCGATCGCCTGCAGCTCCGCGGCCTTGATGCCGTCGAGCCACCGGTCGAGCGACAGGCCCGAGATGGGGGTCATGATCGCCGCCCGCAGGGCGTCGATGGCGACCTCGCCGAGGACGAGGTCGACGGGCACGACGGCGTTGAGGAGGTTGCGCTCCCAGGTGCTCTCCGACTGGGCGAGCCCGAGGAGGTCGGTCATGGCCCGGTTCCCGGCCAGCTCGTACGCCTGGTCCCGCTGCTCCTTGACGGAGCGGAGGAGGGACTCAAGCCGCGCGGTGGACCGTGCCCCGGGTGAGGGCGTCGGCGATCTTGCCGATGAGCTCCCTCTCCGCCTCGTCGAGCAGCCTGGCGACCGACGCCGCCGCCATCTCCGCGTAGCGGAGGACGTACAGGCGCCGCCGCACGGTCTCGTCGAACAGGCGCTCGTTGGCTGTCTTGGCCATGTCTCAGCCTCACTTGAGCGCGGTCTTGTCCGGGCCGGTCTTCCCAGGGATGGTGGCGTCCGGGTCGGGCGCGTTCGGGTCCTTCGGCGGAGCGCCGCTCCCACTGCTCGGGAACAGTCCGTCGAGGCCGCCGCCGGGGCCAGGAGGCTCCTTCTCGATCGCCTCGAGGTCCTTGTCGGCGTCGAACTCCTCGGACAGGATGTCGCGGCGCTTGAGCTCCGTGAGCAGGGTGACGCGGGAGATGTCGCGGCGCGCCCTGGCGCTGTCGAGCACGTCCAGCTCCTTGCCGTCGCCCACCGAGATGTCGGACTTCACCTCGTAGACGACCGTGCCTCCCTTGCCCTCGCCCAGCTTCAGCCAGTCGGCCGTGTACTGGAGCGCGAGCTCGAGGGCGTCCTTGAAGTCGATGGCCATGGCCTGGAGGGGGCTGATCGCCTCAGCGCTGTCCAGCGCACGGCCGGTCGCGGACGACGTGCCGGGGCGCTTGCGCAGGAACTCTGCGCCGTAGGAGGCCATCTGGTCCTCCAGGCTCTCGAGCGACGCGGCGCCGGCCTCGATGGCCTTGCCTGCGTGCTCCACGTAGTAGATGCGCCCCTGCGGGTCGGCCACGGAGAGCCACTTCTTGGGGCCGATGACGACCGGGCTGTCCCCGTCGTTCGCGGTGGCGCCGGAGACGGCGAGCATAGGGAAGCGGGCGACGGTCAGGATGTTCTGCTGGTCGCTCGACGACTGCCAGTGCTCGATGTTCAGGAAGGCGAGGTCCTCGAGGACGGGCTTGCCCTCGCAGAGCCCCTCGTGCGCGGTGTAGTAGCAGATGAGGGGGATGTAGTCGAGGCCCATGGGGCCGTCGTCGATCATCACCCACTTCTCCTTGCGGCCCTTCTGGCGCTGCAGCTCCCAGAGCTGGAAGCTGCCGCGCTCGAGCACGCGGATGCGGCAGGCCATCCGCTCGGCCCAGGGGCCGTCGGGGACTAGCTCGAACTCCTTGATGCGGACCTGGGTGAACTGCCACTTGTTGTTGATCTTCTCCATCCTGGCGTGGATGACGTCCTCGGGCTCGATGTGGCGCCAGAACGGCCGGACGCCCTCCCGCTCGTCGTCGGCGAGCGTGCGGGACTGGCCGTCGACGCGCTCCGTGCGGGAGTGGTCGACGAGGACGAAGCTGAAGGCCTTGGCCATGGCCGAGCGGAACCACTCGCGGGCAAACACCACGAAGTCGGTGCCCTCCTGGTCGATGTCCTCGGCGAGGTCCTGGAGCTGCTGCGGCACGTCGTCGTTCAGGCGGGGCGGGCTCTTGAACGCCTTGCCCGTGAGCGTCTCGAGCGTGCGGAGGGTGTAGTTCTTCAGGGTCGCCTTCGCCAGGCGCTCCTTGTAGTTGTCGTCGGTCTCGTACTGGTGCTTGGGCAGGTACAGCTCGCCTGCGTCGCGCATCGCCTCGGTGCCGGCGAGCAGCGTGTCGATCCGGTTCCAGCGGGGAGCCATGCACAGGTAGGCCGCCGACGGCGTGGAGACGTCCGGGTCCTTACCCTTCGCGCCTGCCAGGGGGTCGTGGTAGCCCCAGCGGCGCTGCACCTTGCCCGGGCTCTCGTCGACGCCGATGGGCATGCCGGTGTCGACGTTCTGATCGGCCTTGCTCGCCATGTCCTTCGCCTCCTAGTTGGGTCCAACCTGCCGCGTGCCCGCACGCAGGTGTGCCCTCAGTTCAGATGTTGCCCTGACGCATGCCCTTGTCGATCGCGCGGACGCGGTAGCGGGCCTCGTCTCCGATGTGGTCCTCGGCGTCCGTGTCCACATCGTCGAGGTTGTGGTCATCCCTCGGCAGGTTGGGCACGAGGTCCTGGAAGTGGTGGCAGTTCCGGAAGATGAAGATGCCGGGGGCCTCGCGGCGCTTGAGCGACGCGGTCGCCTCCGCGAGGGCCTTCGTCGCCGCGGCCCTCTCACCGTCGCTGGCCGCCTGCGCCAGCTCGTACTGGAGGGCCCTCAGCTTGGCCATCGGGTCCGAGTTCTGGAAGCGCTTGCGCATCTGCTCCCAGCCCTGGACGCGGGACCCGGGGGACTTGTCGGCCTTCTCCCAGAGCACGCCCTTCGCGGCGAAGTCCGAGTAGATGCTGGGCCCGTTCTCGCTGTCCCAGATGCTGGAGTCAGCGGGCCCGGGCTTGGGCTTGGAGGTGATGGCCCCGGAGTTGACCATCGCCTGCTCGCGCTTGTTGATGCCCACGGCGATGTCGGGCGCCAGCATCTTGAGGCCGGTGTTGGACTCCCTCGGGTCGGCGCCGTACCACTCGGCGATCCGGAACAGGTCGTTCCTGACCGTCCGCAGCTCGCGGCCGTTGGGCAGCTTGATCGTCGTGCCGTCGGACTGTGCCCACCAGCCGACCGAGAAGGGCTTCGAGGAGCCCCAGTCGAACGACCTGTCCACTCGCCAGCTCCGCGGGATCGGGAAGGGGTCGAGCACGTGGACCTTGGGATTCCAGACGTCGTCGAACATGCCACCGGCCACGATGTCCCAGTCGCCCTTGAGCCACGCCTTGAGCTCCGAGGGGTTGCGCGCGGCGGCGCGGAGGCGGGAGATGTAGCCCGGGTCCGCCCGCAGCAGCACCTGGTTCTCGTGGATGTTGCCGTGGAGGGCGACGCGCGGCGGCTCCAGCTCGCCGTCGCTGTCCCTCGCGTCGCGGATGACGATGCCCCTGTGGGACATGAGGCGGAAGCGCCGCTTGACCCAGTTGTGGCCGACGCCGTACGGGTTGCACGTCGCGCGGTACTTGCGGGGCATCCGCGGGTTGGTCGAGCGGGAGCAGGACATCATCTTGCGGTAGGCGCCGTCGTCCGCCCAGTTGGTCAGCTCCTCCCAGCCGATCCACGGGTAGGCGTGGCCGTGGTAGGCCCAGTAGTCGTCGACCGTCTTGATGTGGCGCAGCAGGAGCTGCTCGCCGTCGGGGAAGGTCCAGGTCTTCTCGACCTTGTTGTACTGGGCAGACGGGAAGATGCGCGGGAACCACTTCTGGGTCTTCGCGATGACGTCCGCCAGCTCAGGGTGCGACCTGCGGAAAAGGATGCCGCGCCAGTCGGGCCCGAAGCCCTGGCCGACGTGCTGCAGGAAGTCCATGAGGAGTGCGTCCGTCTTCCCCGGGCCGCGGGTGCCCTCGTAGAGCACCTCGAAGATCGGGCAGCTTAGGAACAGCTCCTGCGACCCTGCCTGGGGAACCCAGACGCGCTCGACTGTGTCGGGGAGCGCGTAGGGCACTGGTGGAACTCCTAGCGGGCTGCGTAGAGCTCGTCGAACTCGCTCGGCGTGAAGCCGAGGCGCTCTATGGCCTCATAGCTGACGACCTCAGCAAAGATAGGCTCCGCGTCATCGCCCGCTCCTTCGTTCATACGCTGAAGACGACGAGTAGAGCCCTGGAGCTGCTCAAGGGCCTCAGCCCTCTGCTCTTGGGGCAGAGCCAAGAGGTCCTCTCGACTATTAATGACGCTCATTGCCGTATCTCCAATCCTAAGCTATGCAGGAGGTTGTGCGAGTCTGCCCAGCTGGCATGTCCGACCCACGATGCCGCGAACCTCTCGAGAGCAGCACCATCGCCGGCGTCTCGAAGCTCAGCTAGTCGCCTCTTAGCCCTTGTGACGGTGGAGCGCCGCAGCAACTTGTGGGTAGGCCATATCCTATATCCGAGGAAGTTCACCCCCTGCTGGACATTCGAGACAGCCCAATGGCTGAAGCGCAGCCCGAGCACTTCTGCAGCATAGCGCCCCATTTTGTCCTTTATGCTCCGTAGCTCCGCTGAGCTGTACCCTAGAACAACTATGTCGTCCATGTAGCGATACCAGTAGCGCTGTCCTAGCCCAAAGTGGATGAACCGATCCACCTCGCCACCGTAGACATTGGCGTAGAGCTGACTGGTCAGACTACCTATAGGTATACCCCGACCCTCGGTCGGAGTTATCGCCTCCATGAGCGCCAACGTAGCCCTGCAGGAGACCTTTCGTCGTAGTATGGTGTGGAGAACTTGCCTATCGACGTTCGGAAAGAACTTGGAGAAGTCCGTCTTCAGTGCGTAGACTGGCTGTCCTGCTTTACCCAGGCGGCGCATATCTGCCTGGAGCTGCACTACGCCTGCATGAGTGCCGAAGCCTGTCCGACAGGCATACGTGCGAGGCAGGAGCGTCGCCTCAAATATGGGCCCTATCACCTGGCAGAGCGCATGCTGCGCCACTCGATCTCGGAAGGATAGGGCTGTTATTACTCGCGGCTTGGGATCGTGAACCATGAACTCCCGCACAGGCTCAGTGCGATAGGCACCAGAAAGGAGGTCCTCTCCCAGCCTCTGCAGGTTCAGCTCTGCATACTCCTTAAATTGGAGTGCTGCATGAGTGAACCGACGCCCCTTGGCCGTGCGTCGATATGCCTCACGGAGGTTGTCCTCCTCGGCTATGCGAGCTATCAGGTTCCTATATTTCTTTGCCATCGTGATAATGCCAGCCGCGAGTTTCGATGGGCTACTCCCCGCTATGCTAGACCCCTTAATGTGTTCGCCGAAGCAGGTAGAGAAGGCTAACCACCTTACTGCGTGAAAGCGGATACTGCGCCCGCGAGCCCCGATGTTGTTGTTGGAGTTCCACGGAGTGTTGTTCCAGTTGGACGAGCGCGAACCGGAGTTCGACCCGTTGTTCCAGTTACCTCCGAACGATGGCGGGAAGCTTTGCCCCTATCTACCCCTAAGCCTCCTGGCCGTGCCCACCTGAGCCGTCCTCTCCGCGAGCTCAGCAACCAGCGTGGTGGCAACGCGGTGCTGACGGAGTGTAATGCCCTGGCAAGCCTTGGAGGCCAAGAAGCGAAGCCAAAATCTCAAAATAGCAAGCCCGTCATGCGCCGCACGAGTCCTCACCCCGTCGGTGCCATGCACCAAGCCGATGGTGAGCTCAGCCTGCCTGAACAGGCAGCGCAGAGCCAAGTCTCGTGGCACCCTGTGCTCGTTGGGGATGCCCCTTAGCACAGGATACAAGTAGTCAATCAGGCGCTCGCACTGCTCTACCGCCTCAGCAGCATGCAGTGAGGCCTCGCCGTCGACTACTGTCCTTTTCAAGGGGTCAGTAGGCGAGGTGGTCACTGCGCCCGCGAGCNCCGATGCTGAAGTTGGAGGTCCACGGAGTGTAGTTCCAGTAGGACGAGCGCGAACCGGAGTTCGACGCGTTGTTCCTGTGACCTCCGAAGATGGCGACACACAAGCCGGAGCTGCCGAAAGTGAACACACTGCCTCG